CTTCCGGAAATTGAGGGCTGGCTCAAGAAAGGACTGACGGAAGCCCAGGTCTGTAAGAATTTGGGCGTTGCCGTAAGTACTTTTAACGATTACAAGAAACGATATCCGGAATTGATGAACGCCATTAAAAGAGGCAAGCAAACCATCATCACCGAGATAGAGAACGCCCTAATAAAACGGGCGCTGGGATACGAATACGAAGAGGTTAAGACTTACATTAAGCGCGAAGGAGACAAAGAAATTAAGCATATCGAAAAAGTCCAAAAGCACATGCCTGGTGATGTTGGAGCTTGCGCGATCCTACTTAAAAACAAAGCGCCAGACGAATATACCGACAACAAGGCGCTGCTTAACCTAAAGAAAGAAGAGCTGGCGCTGAGAAAGATGATAGAAGAGGCAAATGAAGAGGGTAAAGAAACCGTCCCTGAACACTCCCGCCGGGTCCAAGAAGCATGGGAAAAGCGGTTACAAGGGTTGAGATAAATGAGCGTCATTACGGTAGAACCAATCTTACTCAAGCCAGAAGTAATTCTCTATTATGCCGACAACATCATCGACTACGTTAAAGAAGTCATCGGCGCTACTCCAGACGACATCCAAGGAGACATTTTGCTTTCTGTTCAAAACAACATGAAAACGGCAGTCCGATCCGGCCACGGAATCGGTAAATCTGCCCTGGAAGCTTGGACTATTAAGTGGTTTATGTACAGCCGGCCTTTTCCGAAGATACCTTGCACCGCCCCGACCCAACATCAGCTTAAAGATGTCCTCTGGGCAGAGGTCAGCAAATGGAACCGGCAGGCGGCAGACCAGCACCTATTCCAATGGACTGCTGAAACGTTCAAGCACAAAGCCCATCCGGAAGAATGGTTCGCGGTGGCAAGGACAGCCAGTACCTCGGACGCGCTCCAGGGATTTCACGCGGATTATATTCTATATGTGATTGACGAGGCTTCGGGGGTTAAAGATGAGATTTTCCAGCCGGTACTTGGCGCTTTGACCTCTGAACAAAGTAAACTCTTAATGTGCGGGAACCCGACTAGGGCGTCAGGGTTCTTTTTTGATGCGTTCAATAAAAACAGAGCCATATTTCATACTTTCAAAGTTGATGGTCGTACTTCTCCGCGGGTCAGTAGGGCATTTATTCAGAGCATCATTGATCTGTTCGGAGAAGACAGTGATGTCTTCCGGGTGCGGGTGGCCGGAGATTTTCCGAAAGCAGAACCGGATAGTTTCATTCCACTAGATTGGGTGGAGAGGGCGCTGGCCAAGAGCACCGCAACGTTGCAGAGTAGAGTTCAGCGCCTCGATATTGGCGTGGACGTTGCCCGCTTCGGTGATGATGAATCAGTCATCGCTTCGGTTATTGATAAGAAGAAACAGCTTCCATCGGAGACATATTACCATAACGACACAATGCGACTTACTGGTCGGCTTGTCCAAAAAGTAGAACACAGCATTAACCTTGCGAGAGAGATTCACGTAAAAATAGACTGTGATGGCCTTGGTGTTGGGGTCTATGACCGCTTCCGGGAAGTGGTCCGCGAAAAGCGCTGGCGAAATGTTTATGTATATGAGGGTCATTTCGGTGGCGAGGGTGGGAAGCTCAAGGAAGGCGACCCGGTAGAGTTTGAGAATTCCACTGGACTGATGTGGGGAACGGTCAGGGAGAGATTGAGGACTGGAAAAATAGAACTCTGGAACGACCAAGAGCAAACCGCGCAGCTTTCCAATAGGAAATATCGGGTTAATTCTGATGGGAAGATTGTCCTGGAACGCAAAGAAGAGATGAAAAAGCGCGGACTTAAGTCCCCGGACAGAGCGGATGCATTAATATTGGCGGTATGGGATCCGCCGCACAGGAAGGTTACGCACCATTCATTCATTTAAGGGAGGAAAAGGCCATGCCGGAAACTGGATTAGATTTAGTCGCTCGTTCATTTGCACAATGGATTTATCACCAGGATAATGTGGAGCGGATCGAACGTTATAAAAAATATGAAGATTACTATCAGGGCGACATTGACTTCCATGTCCCGCCTAAGATTAGAGAGGCTCTGGGCAGTGATTTCCGGGCGATCGCCGGCTACCCGCGAACTATCGTGAACAAAGCGGTAGGTTATCTGTGCGGGAAGCCTCTTGTCATCAAAGTAAAACCCGATCTCTATGAAATAGAGGGGATCGAGGACGAAGAAGAGCGCCGTCAAAGAAAAGAAGAAACCCTTAAGGAAGCTAAAAACGCCGAACGATTCCTATACAAAGTCTACCGGGCTAATCAGTTCCTCAAACAGAACATGATTAAACTCATTCGGATCCAGGGGAAAAAGGGTGACGTGTTTGTCAAGGTTTACGTAGACGGAAGCGATAGGGAAAACCCAATTAAGCTACGGGTGCTCACGCCGGGGATCGTTTTTCCGAAATATCGAGACGACGACATTCAAACCCTGGAATATGTGGCGATCGTCATCAATCGGAAAGATGAGAACGGCCGGCCGTATAAATATGCTCAGGTATTCTGGCCGGACGTGATTAAAGAGTTCAAACAAGGCATGGGCGAAACAACTTGGACGGAAATTGGCGAACATGACAACCCGATCGGGATGATCCCTATAGTGCATATTAAAAATACCGAGGATGATAAACTCTGGGGCGAGAGCGACATCGAGCCGGTTATGACGTTGGTTGATGCGATCTGCAAGGCGTTCACGGATATGGTTGCAAACGCAGACTACCAGAGTTTTCAGAGGGTTTTCACGACCGGGAACAATGAAGATTATAATGACGATAAAGAGCAAGACAAACAGCAAGAAATCGGGCCAGGGGTGAGAACAAATCTTCCGGATCCTGACGCACGGGTTCATGTAGTTGAACCGGTCAACCCGCAGGGAATCATAGAGATCATCAAAACTTTGCGCGAAGAAATATCAATCCATTCCCGGGTGCCTCAAATAGCCTTGGGTAAAGCAGACGGGACCGGCGCTGTGTCGTCATTGGCCTTGAGGATCCACTACCAACCGTTGCATGACAAATGTGACGAAAAAGAAACGCTGGCCGCTAACGGACTCCAGCAAGCCAACCGGATCATCTTCGCCTACCATAAGCTTTTAACTGGTGAAGATTTTACTGGGTTTGAAACCGAGATCGACTTCGTAACCACCATGCCGGTGGACAGGCTTGAGGAGCAGACTGTCCGGACCCAGCGGATCAATAACAAGACCTTGAGCCGTGAATCCGCTATGATTGAAGAAGGCATTGAAGATCCCGAAAGCGAGTTGGAAAAGATCCGGGCGGAGCGGGACCTGGAGCAGGACGTATATGGTGGCCGGGTAGAAGATGAAATAGAAAGGCTGCTCGGTGCCGGGGAAGGCGCTGAAGGCTAATGGCTATAGATGAGAAATATATCAAAATACAAAAGGCCTATAGAGCGAAATTCCTCAAACTCCAGAAAAAGCTGGAGAGGGAATTCGAGGCGATAGCCGATGAATTCGATGGGAAGATCCAGAGGCTTGTGTTCAAATATAGTAGGCCGGATGGAACTTTTGATAAAAAGCTTATGCCTGAAATCGATCGCGAGATTGATGCGATAGCTTATTGGTTCACTCAAACCAATGTCGAATGGATAAACAAAAACCTCATAGAAAGCGCCGAGATCTCAATCGACAGTATGGACGTGGCGGCAAAGGCGTTCATCCGGGCTGCGGCCGAGGAATACCAGGGGAAAGGCAAGGAGATATTGATCAAGGCCGCAACAGATCCGGCGGCACCGTTCCTTCTCCGGGTGCAGTACGGGACCGGCCTGGCGAAGAATATCCGGGATGCGGTATGGAAAAGGCGCTGGGCTGATGGGTGGGCGCTGAGTGATCGAATCTGGGAGACTGACCGAGTATTGCGGAAAAATCTCCATGACATGATTGAACAGTGCGTCAATGAAGGATTGTCGGCGGTGGAGTTTAGCCGGGCGGTTGAACAGTACTTATTGAAACCTGGACCAGCGTGGACAACCAAGATTACGCCAAGTGTGACTGGGAGAGGGTCAATTAAATATAACGCGCTCAGGTTGGCTAGGACAGAAACTAATAACGCCTACCGATTGACCCATGCGCTGGGGGCGAAGAACAGTACGATAGTTAAAGGGATAAAGTGGAACCTATCTCATAGTCACCCAGAGCCTGACATCTGCGATGTATGGGCCACACAAGACCTCTATGGCCTAGGCCCGGGGGTTTATCCGCCGGA